TCAGTCAGTAGCCGGCGCAGGCTCCTGCACGTTGTTGGGTGTTCTCAGCGTTCCCCCGTGCAGCGCGCTACGGATGGCCATGACCGCCACCGCACCGGTAACCGACGCCATGAGGTACAGGAATTCATAGGCGGACAGCTCGAGCGGTCCCGCGAGGTCGCCGTGTCTGGTGCTGTATTCCAGGATCTCGAACGCGACACCGACCGCTACCACGTTCCACGCGTTCAGGAGCAGGAAGACCCATTTGCTCTTCCTCTCCTGCAGCGGCGCGAGAAACCGTGCGTAGATTGCGGACAGCACGAACAGCATGCCGGCCACGATCGCCATACCGAACACTGGGGGTTCCCTTCGGGGGTCGTAGGTGTGGAGCGAGGCAGGATCCTAGCAGGATCGACGGGTGCCCAGGAGCAGGGCAAGCAGCAGCCCCGACCGGCTGACTCCCGGGTCGGGGCTGCTGGGTTCTACTACTTGCGTAGATGCCAGTGGTTACCGTGTTCGCATTCCTCGAACCGCGTCGGCTTGTTCGGCCGCTGGCTCACCTGCTGAATGCGCGCTAACGCGTGCGCTGCGTCAGTCGGGCTGTCGAATATCGTGCGGTTGGTCTCGCGGCATTTCGACTTCGCCCGGATCGTGTGCCAGTGGTCGCCCCGCTCACAGTAACTGGGCTCTGTGGGTCCGGCGTACGGATTCTCTGGTGTAGAGAACCGGCGTTGCATCCCGGCTACCGCATCCATTACCGCCTGTCTACTGGGGTAGATCACGGTGCCGGTAAATTCACACCGCTCGACGGGCCGGGTGCGCACTACGTGGAAGTGTGTCCCGCACGGCTGGACGTCATCCGGTGGGAATGCATCGGCGCCAGCTTTGACGAGTGTGCGCACCAGCGCAGCCCGTGCCTTCGCCTCGGTGGCGTAGATGGTCTTCGAGGTAATGGGGCACTTGGGCGACGCTAGGTTGTGGAGTGTTCCTAACCGGCCGGGCTTGGCCTCGGATGTCCTGGACCCGCGACGTCGACCAGGGCTGGCCGACCGGTTCCCGTTGTGTCTACCCATGTCCTATCGGTGTCCCTCCGCTTCCGGTTTGTTGGCTAGTGCGGTGTAGAGCGCACCTAGTTTCCGTAGCTCTATCTCGGTTAGTGCGGGCATGCCGGCACCGATGGCGTCACCACAGAACACACAGCGTTCACCCTCGGGGTAGTTCGCATGCCAGCCGTCCGGGTCCTTCTGGTGCTCGGCGTACGCGGCTTGCACGTCGTCTTTCACGCGCTCACCTGCGCGGTAGGTACCGGCTGCGGCGCGACGGTTGGTTCATCCTCGCCGTCATCGCGACGGCAGTACGGACACCAGGGCTCTAGCTTGCTGTGCGTGCGTGAGGTGACGAACATGGCCGTACCCCAGCCGCCGAGCGTGACCGCGTAGATAATGTGACGGAACCATTCTGGCGTCGGCTGCCAGAGATTCACCGCCACGATAGCGATAAGGTTCCCTACGGCGATGCATATACCGGGAGCACGCCAGCGGGGGCCTGACGTCGTCCAGTGGTACCAGCGCAGTTGCCGATCCTTGGCTACCGCTAGCTCACTCGGGTTCAGTGGTACCTGTGCTGCGCACAGCGGGCAGAGCCGCAGATGCACGGCTAGTTCGAGGTAGGACAGGGCGCCGTAGCCCCAGACGATCGGGATCGCGGCCCGTGTCACGGCGGGATGATCCGCTATTGGCAGGGTGCCCAGCAGGAACACCAGCAGCAGCACCGTTGCTGCACCGAATCCCCGGTGCGCTGCCCAGTAGACCCACCACCAACGGTCACGGGGTTGTTCTGCGGTTGCTGCCACTGGTGCTCACCCCCAGACCGCTCGGGTACGGAGCCCCGTAGAGGATCCGCCACAGATCGTCCGCGTCCTGCTGGGTACGCACTACCGCCCGGTCCATCCGACTACCGGGCGCGTCGATCAACAGCGACCCGTCCGGTTGGGGGATCGTCGGTACGTCCACACCGCTGGACGTCGGCGTACTGGTGTCGCCACGGCTCGGGCTGGGGCTGGGCGACACGGTGCGCACCGTTCCGGTACCCGTGCAACCGTCCCCGGTGCTACCGCTGGCGTGTGCGCTACAGCTGGCGATGCACAGTGTCGCCAGCATGGTGGCCGCGGGGACCCTGCTACGCACCCTGCACCACCGACGACCGGCACGGACACACCCGCGCTGGTTCGGTGAACACCACTGACATCCCCGCTGGTACTGCGTCCGGCATACCGTCGGGCAGCACGAAGTCGGGGCACTGCTCGTCACCGTGATACCCGTGCCCACAGACGGGGCACAGGTCAGCCGCTACCAGCGCGGCTACCCGGTGCGGGTGTCCAGCAAGCGCGTCGGGGTTCAGCCTGGTCGGGATGCACCCGGTGTCCTCAGTGTCCACCCTGGTTTGTCCTCCTTGTCCGGTTTGCACTGCTTGTCCTGTCCATCATGTCCGTTTCTGTCCCCTTTGTCTGTCCGTTGTGTCCGTTCCTGTCCGGGTTTGGGTTTTTTAGTCCCGTTTCCCCTGACCCACCTGCAATCCCGCCGCACATCGTCGCGGAATCCGACGCATTTCGGGCGTTGATCTCATCTTCGACCGCTTTGATGAATTCGGACAGTGGAATGCCTAGCTTGTCGGCGACTCGCCACAGGTTCTCTAACACGATGGAATGCTGCGCGTTCTCTAGTCGACAGATCGTCTGCTTATTGAGCCCGATCAGCGCCCCGAATGCGGTCTGACTGACATCCCCTCGCTGCGCTCTGAGCAGATGGCCCAGCACCGCCCGCCGCTGCTGCTCTAGTGGTGTGGTCATTCGTCGCACCATGTGTAGGTAGCTGTGTGGTCACCGTCGTGGCCGGGCTCGCGCTCGCATTGCAGGTCGAGTGCACGGGGGTTCCAGACCATCGCCGGACAGAATGGACCATCCCTCGGTGGTTGCGGGTTTTCGCCAATCCAAGGGATTCCACCGGGCGTCTCATCCATCGCTGCCGCCTTCGTTGTCGCCACTGTGAGCGCTATGTAGCGCGCCCGCAGGTGGCTGCTCAACTCCTCCCACGCTGACATGACCGTGTCTACTCCTCTTCCGGTTGAAACGGCTCATCGATGAACTGTTGCGGGTCACCGTTCAGCGCTAACACGATGCGATACAGCGTCGACCACTGCATCACACCGCGCCCGTTCAGGTAGTTCCACACGGTCATTTGGCTTACGCCCGCCTGGTCGCCTACCGCGCGGGTGGCGAGGCAACCGCTCGCCGTCCACAGTTCTTTGAGGCGTGTTCGCGCTAGCTCCTGGTCGAATCTGGGGTGTACCACTGCACGTCGGACGAGTTGCACTACCGCAAGGGTGAGCACCTGGACGACTTCCTCATAGCCGAGGGTGCGTCGTATCTCGTTCTCAGCCGCTATTACGGTCGACTCTAGCGATTGCTGCGCTAGTAGGCTGCGCGTCACGCCATGCAGTCGTTTCAGTTCCACGACAGCGTCATGCACGGGGGTACAGCCCGATCAGGTCGTCTGGGCAGTCCGTCCAGACACCGTTACGTGTGCGGCCGAGCACGACCGCCTTACCGACGATCATCCGCATTCCGCCGCCGTACCGACCCAGGAACAGTGCAGCCCCAGTATTCAGGGGCTGGCCGACCTTCACCATTCCTTCCTCATCCACGTACATCCGCGCATTGCTGCTGAGGTAAATCTCTTCGAGGTAGCCGCCGACGAGCCGCTGCATGTTCGCCAGCGTCGGCTCGATGTCGTGGACGCCGACTGATTCGCCGGGGATGAACACCAGCGCTTTGATTGTGGTCACGGTATCCCTTTCCAGGGTCGTCATCCGGTGGTGCATGCTGTGCTACGGGGACGCGGGCACACGCACCCGTGCGGCGCGTAGTCACAGTGACAGTCGATCAGCACACCGCAGTGTGTACCGGGGTGCGGGTCGTGCGAGCACCGGCTGCACGCACCGGCGATGGCGTCTTCCGCTTCCTGGACGACAGCGGACAGCGGCACACCGAGCCCGTCAGCCAGTCGCCACAGATCGTCCAGCAGCGACGAACTGTGGCCGTTCTCTAGTCGGTTGACGGCCTGTCGTGACCACTCGGCGCGCTCCCCTAGCGCTTCCTGACTGGCGTCGCCGCGCACCCGGCGGACGGCATCGCCGAACGCCTGACGACGCAGCCGCCGCTGTTCGCTCACCGCTGTTCCGCCAGCTGTCCGGCGATGTGCTCCCAGAAGTCACGCATCGCCGTTCTCCTCGTCGCCATAGTTGTCCGTGTCCCAGCCGATGCAGAACAGGGAACGCGGCGGGAACACCCCGGGTCCGTTCTGTAGCCACGGGCGCCAGTACCGCAGGTAGCCGATCCGGCCGTACAGTCGGCCGATCTGCCACTCCCAGGCGGTAGCGCCACGGAACCAGACATGGCCGGGCTTTCGCACAGGCTCAGGGCTGGGCATGGCATCGTCCTTCGTCACTGGCCGCACCCGCACATGTCGGTGTCCATGCAGGTAGGACACTGGATGAGACCCAGGCACTCACCCGGTGGGTGTTCGGGGTGCGCGCATTTCTCGCACAGGGTGAACCCGAAGTTGAAGAGGTTGGACCAGTCGATACCTGTCGCCCCGGGGAACTGTGCACCGACCGCGTGCCGCAACGCCTGAATCATTGCGAGCGCTGCCGGTGCTCCGTCCTCGCTCACCACCAGCCAGTCTTTGACCTTTTCGGTGATTGCGTTGCTGATCTCGATTCCAGACGCGTCGGTCTCAGTCCGGGACACCTCGGCGACAGCCGCTCGCGCACAGTCGGGGGCGTCGGATGGCGGCCACGGCTTCTTGTTCTCCCGCCACGACCAGGCGTCGGTAGCGGTGGCGTGTTCCTTGCCGGTGGGCGTGATCCGGGGGCCGCTGACGTACACCGCGTGCAGCCGCGGCTCGAGCCCCACGATGTGCACGTGGACGCGACGTGCGCGGAAGGTGTGGGTGCCCCCGATCCCGCGCGCTGTCAGTGTCGGTGCCTCGTCGTCGTCCAGCCGGAACGTGACCTTCCGCTCCGGGGGCGACGTCTGGTCGTCTTCCTTGATCACGGCTTCGCTCCTAGCAGGAGGATCAGTCCAGCGGCGGTGAGCAGGGCACCCACGCGCGCGATAGTCCACTGTGCGGTGAACGCGTCGGCAAGAAACCTGCCGATGACGGCACCGGTCAGCACCACCAGCAACGGATCTCGACGTCTACGCATCGCTGGCCTCACCGGGTAGCACGCGGTCGTCAGTGGACGGGTCCGTGGCGGCTCTGGGCGCACCCGTGACGATCCGGACCGGGGATCCGGTCTGGTGGACACGCACCGCGAGCCAGATCGGCTGTAGCGACGCGTAGAGCAGGTAATCCGGGCAGTCCAGCGGCAGCAGCCCGGCGGCGCGGAACGCGCGCACCACGTGCCGCGTCAGTTCGGACCACTGGTTGGTCGTCACCAGATGCCAGCAGACGTCGCATGCTGACCAGACGTCCGACCCGCTGTCGACGCCGGTGCGGCTGAAAAACTGCTCGATGGGGAACAGCCAGACGGCACCGTCCGCGCGGCAGAAGTCACACACGTCGAGCGATGCGGCATCGGACGCGGGCACTGCCATCACGGGATGCTCGTGGTCGACGTCGTGATGGTGCACCCACTGCACGAACTGCCCGCCGACGTGTTGTAGCCACACGTCACCCCGGCATACCGCACAGATGTAGCGCGACGGGTTAGTCACGGGGGGTACTCGCAGGAACATCAGGCACGGTGTCAAGCTCGTGCAGAATCCGTGTCATGTGCTCTGTGAGCGCGTCTAATTCAACGCTGATTGCTGCATCGGCGTAATGCGGTGCGAATGTTGGATCAGTGCGATAGCGCGCGATTTCGGATAGCGCAGCGGACAGTACGTCGCTCAGCATCAGTTCTCCTCCGTATCGTTCACCGTGTTCACACCTCGACGTCCGTCACGCCGTGCTTGCGCAGGAATTCCTCCAACGCCCGCCGGTACAGGTGGGCCGGCTTGCTGTCCAGTTCGTGGGAGAGCACCTCGAACGCGTCGGTGACTTCGTCGTGGACCCGAACGGACACGCGGCCTTTCCGGGGGTTGTCGTCGTCACGGATCAGACTCACCACGTCACCCACTGGTCGAGCGTGACGCGCATGGTGTGGTCGTCGGTCATCGGAGTTTCCTTTCCGGGAAAGGATGACGCCCCACCGCACGGGTTGTCCGCGCGGCGGGGCGTTCCGGGAAGAGATGGGCTCACTTGGCGGCAGTGCCCGACTTCTTTTCGGGCTTGTGCCCGAGGAAGTAGACGTCGATCCCGTCGGTACCCGCGCGCTTGCGAATGGTGACCTTGAGACCTACTTTGTCGCCGCCGTTGCGAATGGCGTTGGTGAGCTTGGTCATCGCCTTTTCGTCTACCGTGCGCTCGACGGTGGTGACGGTCTTGCCGTCGACCACCGTGTCGACCTCGCGCGTGATGTAGGGAACCGGCCCGACATGGCGCGCCTTGCCCTCGTCGTAACTGGCCTTCACCAGCGCCGCGAACGCGTTGCTGGTGCCGCGCTCGGAACCGTTCAGGCGTGACGCGGCGGGCAGCTCATCCACGACGGTGGCCTTGGCCGCCAGCGTCGCCAGGTCCAGCGCGGGTGCCGGTGTCGCGGGGGTGGTGGGTGCGGGCGGGGTGATCGGGATGACGTTGTCAGCGGGGGCGGCGGGAGCCTTGGCGGGGGCCTTACGAGCGCGGGTAGTCATCAGAGCCTGTCCTTCGGATCGGGTGGGTGTCCTGTCCGAAACCCACTACGGGTGACGGTAGCACTACGGGTGACACAGCGCGACCCGTAACCGGGCGCGGGACGGAGGCGCTGGTGGCAACCCCGATCAGCGAGTCGCTGCGTCCGCTGGCGATCCCGGTAGACAACCTCGTGCTCGACCCGGACAACGCGCGCCGAGGCGACGTTGCGGCCATCCGGCGCAGCCTGAACGTGTTCGGGCAGCGTAAGCCGATCGTCGTCAAGCGCACGGGCACCGACAGCACGGGGCGGCCAACCGGGATCGTGATCGCTGGTAACCACACCCTGGCGGCTGCGCTCGAACTTGGCTGGACGGAGATTGCGGCCGTCGTCACCGATGACGACGCGCACACCGCCAAGGCGTACGCGCTGGCGGACAACCGCACGGGCGAGCTAGCGACCTGGGACTACGAGCAGCTTGCCGCGACGCTGACCGAGCTAGGTGATACTGGTGTTGATCTGACTGACCTGGGCTGGCAGCAGCATGAGCTAGAGGGGCTGTTGCAAGCCAGCTGGACACCGCCGCTACCGGACACCGACCTTGAGTCGTTCACGAATCCCAAAAAGCACCTGCTCACCGTCGACCAGGACGTGTGGCCCGTCGTCGAGCGGGCGCTGAATCTGGTGCGGGAACAGATCGACGACCCGACGCTGACCGACAGCGCAGCACTGGCGCACCTGTGTCAGCGGTACGTAAGCCTGTGAGAGGCGGCGCATAGGTGCTGCCGTTCTTCACGTTCTACGGCGGGAAGAACCGCAGCACGAAGTTCTACCCGGCTCCCGCGCACCGGACGCTGGTCGAGCCGTTTGCCGGGTCGGCCGGCTATGCGACCAACTATCCGGACAGACAGGTGATTCTGCCTGTGGCGGGAGGTGGCCGCCGAGCACCAGCGCAGGGTCGAGCACGTCACCAATGCGCTCGGCGACGAGGTCGTCTTCTGGCGGGACGCGAGCCCGATCCTCGCTGCCGCGGTGGCCGCCGCCCGGGCGTACCTGACGGGAGCGGGCGGATGACCAACTACGGCGACCTGAGCCGCAGTGAGATCGAGCAGCGACTGCAGGCAGCCGAGGACGTGTGCGTCGCGTTCGGCTGGTGCGGCACACGCGACGACACCGACAGGGAGCAGGCCGCCGAGGAACTCTGGCACCGCTGGGCGCGGCTGGTCGGGTCGGACTTCACCGGCCCGGCCGCCCACCCCGAACTGGCCGCCAGCGAGCAGGCACTGGCTGAGGAGCGGCGAACCAGCCACCGTCAGCTCTTGTCCGACCTCGTGGACCGCGGCATCGTCGAGATCGTCCGGGGTGGGCCGGCGTGACCCGCTACGCCGAGGGCACCGACGTCCCCGTTGACCGTTCCCGGACCGAGCTAGAACGGTTGCTGATCGCGTACGGTGCGACCGGGTTCGCGTTCGGCTGGGACCAGGCGAGAGCCGGCAGCAGGTCATGTTCCGGTTGGCTGACCGGATGGTCCGGCTCAGCGTCACCGTGCCCGACTCGACTGACCCGGCGGTCAGCCGCACGCCGACCGGCCGGGAGCGCACCAGGGCGCAGGTGGCCGAGCAGCTGCAGGCCGAGGTCCGGCGCCGCTGGCGGTCGCTGCTGCTGGTCACGAAGGTGCGTGCGTACCCCGTAGGTGGGCCATATTGGGGATCCGTTGTGCGCTACCGGCTTGCGCGGCAAGTCAGCCAGATACGGCACTGGCAGGTCTCGCTCGGCTCATACGCGGACGCTCCCGACGTTCACGGCACGTGGTTCATCGACCCGCCCTATCAGTTCTACGGCTCGTACTACCGTTACGGCTCCGCCGGTATCGACTACCCGAAGCTCGGCGCGTGGTGTCGAGAGCGCACCGGACAGGTGCTCGTCTGTGAAGCAGACGGTGCCGACTGGTTGCCGTTTCGTCCACTGGCGCAGATGAACGGCACGGAGGGCCGGCAGAAGACCCGGCCGGCTCGGATGGAACTGGTGTGGACGAACACGGGCGGGACACCGTGACAACGCTCCGGTTGGCGGTGACGCAGAGCTTCGGCAGCAATGGGACATCGGGCAGCGTGCGGCACGGGCTGTCGGACGGAGGCTCAGTGACCACAGTTCGGCTGGTGGGGGCGACACCGCGCTACCGGCAGCCTGCGCTGCTGGTGTCGTACTGGTACTGGCAGACGTTCAGCACCGAGCGCCCGCACTACGTGTTCCGGGATTACGCCCTGGACAGTGGTGCGTTCAGCGCTTACAACAGCGGGGCCACGATCGACCTCGGCCAGTACATCGACAAGTGCCGGCACCTGCTGGCCAACGATCCGCAGTGCACCGAAGTGTTCGCGCTGGACGTCATCGGCGACTGGCGGGCCGGGCTGCGCAACACGGAACGCATGTGGGAAGCCGGCATCCCAGCCATCCCCACCTACCACATCAGTGAGCCGGAACACGTGCTGAAACACCTTGCCGCGACGTACCCGAAGATCGCCATCGGTGGCGGGGTCGGGCTGCACCTGACCAAGAAAAAGGCGTGGGTTGCCCAGGTGTTCGCCCGTGTCTGGCCCAAGCCGATCCACGGGCTGGGGATGGGCAGTGCCCAGCTGGCGATGGGGTTCCCGTTCCACTCGATGGACGCCACGAACTGGGAGATGGCGCCGGCGGCGTATGGACAGTGGAAGTCGATGCCCGGCGCCAGCATCCGGGGCGGTAATCAGCCGCTACGGATGGAGGTCGAGTGGTACCTGCGCCTCGAGGAACGGGTCCAGGCCCGTTGGCGCGCGGAGATGCAGGTACTGGCCGAGATGCTGGAACAGGACACACCCGCGACGATCCGTCTTGCGTGCGTGGCGCGCGGCAACAACCGCCTGACGAACGGTTCCGCCGATCCGGACACCCCTAGCGTCCGGCTCGCGGTTGCGGCTCCGGCGACGACGTCAGGCACCGCCAGACGGGCGCGTAAGGGGTTGGGGTGAACGAACTGCTGATCGTTCAGCACAACATCGAGGTTGCGCACCGGCTGTATCTGACGCCCGGGAAGTGTCAAGGGATCCACGGGCATTCGATGTGGGTCACGCTGGAAATCGGGGGCCAGCGTGATGCGTCCGGGATGCTCGACGGGCTGGACTTCGCCACGGTCAAGCAGGTGTTCCGCGCGTACCTCGACAGCACCTACGACCATCGCCTGTTGCTGAACCTGCGCGACCCGTTCGCGCGCCGGGTGGACACCGACACCGACACCAGCGTCTTGCTGCCGGGGCTCTACACGATGGATGGCGACCCGACGGTAGAGAACATCGCGGTGCACGTGCTGGACGCGATGTGCGTGCGGTTCCCCGGGGTGCGCGCGGTGGACGTGGCCGAGACGTCGGTGAACCGGGCGCGGGTGGAACGGTGACCGCCGCGGCGCAGCCGCTGGTCGACGCGTCGGTGGTTGTCGCGGAAGTGTTCGGCCCCACGCTGCAAGGGGAAGGGCCAAACCTGGGGATGCGCGCGGGCTTCGTGCGGCTCGGCGGCTGCAACCTGCACTGCACGTGGTGCGACACGCCCTACACCTGGGATGCCAGCCGCTACGACCTGCGCGCGGAACTTCACCGCGTCGCGGTGTCTGACATCGTCGCCCAGGTGGCCGACATGCGCCCACACGTCGTGGTCGTCACGGGCGGGGAACCGCTGCTGTGGCAGAAGCATCACGGGTGGCACGTGATGCTTCGCGGGCTGGCCCAGCTGGGGCCGGTGGAAGTCGAGACGAACGGGACCGTGATCCCCGATCTGACCGACCCGGTGCGCTGCTACAACGTGTCCCCGAAGCTGGCGCATGCCGGGGATCCTGCGGCTCACCGGATCGTCCCCGCAGCGCTGGACGTGTTCGCAACGCTGGCCCGGCACCGACGCGCGATCCTCAAGGTTGTGGTGCGTGACGCGGGGGACGTCCGCGCCGCTGCCCAGCTTGCCCGTACAGCTGGTTTCCCCATCAACCGGGTGTACGTGATGCCCGAGGGAACATCGACCCGCACGCTTGAACAGGGCCACGCGGCCCTTGCCGGCGTCGTCCTGGACGAGGGGCTGAACATGACAACGCGGCTGCACGTGCTGTGTTGGGGTGCTCAGCGCGGGACGTAACCACACAGACAAAGGGACCCGTGTATCCGTCGATGCTGCACAGCAAGCACTTCTACAACGGGCAGGCTGTCAACCGCGCGCAAGCGGTCGACGCGGTGTCCACCGTGTTGCGGTACCTCGGCTACGACGTCAGCACAGCGACGCTGGTCGACACCCCTGACCGGGTAGTGCGCGCGCTGGTCGAGATGACGTCGGGGCAAGCCGTGGACCCCGCGACGGTGCTTGCCCGCACGTTCCCCGCGCACCCGGACAGCGACCACGACGAGATGATCGCCCTGTCCGGCATCACGTTCAGCGCGCTGTGCGAGCACCACCTGATGCCGTTCACCGGTACCGCAACCGTCGCGTACATCCCTACCCCGGGAGGCCCGGTCGTCGGGCTGTCCAAGCTGGCGCGGCTGGTGGACGTCTACGCGCACCGGTTGACGATGCAGGAGCGGCTGACGCGCCAGATCACGTCAGCGCTGGACACGCACCTACAGCCGGTGGGCTCGGCGTGCGTCGTCCACTCGCGACACGGCTGCATGACGGGACGCGGGGTGCGCAAGGCGCACGGCGTCATGACTACTAGCTCGCTCACTGGTGCGTTCCGCGACGACAGTCGCGCCCGTACCGAACTACTGCTGTTGACAGGGGCTGATCGTGGTACGACCGACGCATAGGCCGGTTGGGCGTCCCCCGAAGCCAATCGAGGAGAAACGGCGTATCGGCAACCCGGGGCGCCGCCCGCTGCCGGATCAGTCGACGCTGACGGTGCTGCCGGCTGCGGCGACACCGCCGGAGCCCATGCGTCCGCTCGGGGTGATCGGCCGCGCCCTATGGGATCGGGTCTGGGCGGCTGGCGCTACCTGGCTGGCGGACCGGATCGACGCCGAGACGTTGCTGATCATCTGTGAGCAGATGGATGAGCGACAGCAGCTTCGGGGCAGCGTCCTGCGGGACGGGAATTGGCGTGACCGTGCGGCGCTGCGCGCGCTGGACCTACAGGTCATGGCCGGGCTCGGCCTGCTGGGGTTCAACCCAACCGACCGAGCCCGGCTTGCTGTCGCGGAAGTCGAGCCGTCCGCGCTGGACGCGTTCATGGCCCGACGTCAGAAGCGCACTAGCTAGCTGTCTTTCTTGGCACGGTGCAGGTCGTAGCGGTGACGGTCGAGCGCACGCCCTAGCGCGAACATTTGCAGCGTCGGGACCGGGTCATCTTCGTACTCGGCAACGAGTGCCTCGACGTCCACCGGATCGACGGACCCGACGTTTAGTGCACGCCCGATCAGTTCCAGCACTTGCCCCGGCGACAAATCACCGTCCGGCTCGCACCCGTGCGGGCACGGCATCACGCTGGACGCACCCCACAGCCGGCAGATCATCGGGCGGACGTCGTACACCGAGCATCGCCCGTCGACCAGCGCGGGACAGGTGTGGCCGTGTTCTCCGTCTACCACGAACAGCGGCAGCGTCACCCCAGCGTCCGCTATTCGCTGGCGCTCGCGCGGCCCGGCGTCCACGGTGGTACAGACGTAGTGGCACAGCCCCTTGCAGGCGACGCTCGGCACCCACTCGTACAGCACGTTGAGTGCACCGTCTTGCGCGACCCGCTGGTTACGTTTCACGACGCGTCGACACGGCGGTAGCGGTACGCGGGCTTGTCGGCATCGTTGCTGTATAGCGGCCACAGCTTGGCGTGGTGGGTGCACATGCGGACCCGCTCGTGCCCCCCACCCCAGCTCGCGGCCTTGGCCTTGTGGGTGGCCGGGGATCCGCACGGGTACTCCTCGGTGGGGCCGTACCCGAAGTTGGCAGTGTCGGTCAGTTCACAGGCCTGGCGGGGTGAGCGGCGTCGGTGTCGCATAACGGTTCTCATTGGGCGGGGTTCTCCTCGAGTTGCCGGTTCAGGTGTAGGTGGGCAGTAGCTGGACGGGCCTACCGATCACTACCTCATTGCCGTCGGCAGCGGTCAGGTCGGGCGGCATGATCCGGGTGTCGGTGTAGCCCAGGATTTGCACCTGTGCGCGATCGAGCCGGTTGCGCTCGACCAGCGGCCAGTACGTGCGCGTCATGACGACTGCACCGTGCCCGTTGAGGGCAGCGCTGTACGTCCGTCGGTGGCGAACCGCTGTCCACACACGCACCGCGACGTACCGTCGTCCAGCGTGATCCTGTAGTCCCTGGTGTGCGCGCATCTGGTAGTCATGACGCTTCCTCCTCGGTGGTCTGCTGCTCCTCGTCCGGGTGCTTTTCCAGGTGCTCGATGCCGATGCGCAGCGCGGTGCGGATCACGTCCGCGTGCTTGCGTCCCTCGCACACCAGCGCCTGTGCGCGCACGGTCCACAGTTCCTCGCTGACGTACGCGGAGACCTTGATCATGCCGCGGCTCGGGCGGTGCGGCGGACGACGCGACATGTCAGGACACCTGGACATCGGCCGTAGCGCCGTCAGCGACGCGCCTGGGGAGCAAGCACGAGTGCCTGTGGTTGATCGGGTGCACGGTGTGCTCGATGTTGCAGCGGACCTTGATCGTTTGGGCGGGTCGGTCGTCCCTGGTGTCGGTGCTGTGTGTCGTCGTCATGGGACAACCCTACCACTTACGTCATGACGTAACAACGCCGGCCGGGGGTGCGCGACATGGCCCGTCCCTGCGCCCCGCGCTGGCTCACCCCGGTACCGCCGCCCGACGTCCGGCGCGGGGACGGGAACGACGTCGCGGAGTTCATCGAGGCGTTCTGCGTCGTCACACAGGACACGTTCGCCGGCCCGGCCGGAACCCCGATGGTGCTACGCCCCTGGCAACGCAAGTTGCTGGGCGGTGTGTTCGCGCGTCGTCCGGACGGGCGGCGCCGGCACCGGGTCGCGTTGATCGGTGTTCCGCGCAAGAGCGGCAAATCCGCGCTCAGCGCGGGTATCGCGCTGGACGGGCTGTTCTCCACGCGCGGCGGCGAGGTCTACTCGGTTGCTGCCGACCGGGAACAGGCGCGGATCGTGTTCGGCCACGCCCGGCGCATGGTGGAGTCGAGCGCAGAGCTGTCCGCGCGCTGCTCGGTGTACCGGGATGCGATCGACCTGCGCGAGACGGCCAGCGTGTACCGCTGCTTGAGCAGCGAGCACTACACGAAGGAAGGGCTCAGCCCGACGCTGGTCATCTTCGATGAGGTGCACGCGCAGCCGTCCGACGAACTGTGGAACGTCATGTCACTGGCCCAGGGCGCGCGGCTCGATCCGCTCCTGCTCGGGATCACTACAGCTGGCGTCAAGACCGACAGCACCGGGCTCGACAGCATCTGCTACCGACTGTGGCAACACGGGCAGCGCGTCTGCTCGGGTGAGACCAAGGACCCATCGTTTTTCATGGCGTGGTGGGCTGCGCTGGACGACGCCGACCACACCGACCCGGCCGTCTGGCGTGGGTGCAACCCCGCCCTTGGCGATCTGCTCGACCCGGAAGACATGGCGTCCGCCGTAGCACGGACACCAGAGAACGAGTTCCGTACCAAGCGCCTGAACCAGTGGGTGAACGCTGCGCAGGCGTGGTTGCCGGCTGGTGCGTGGGATGCGTGCGCGTCGCCGCGCGTTGTTCAGGACGGGACGGATGTGGTGCTCGCGTTCGACGGTAGTTACAACAACGACTCGACGGCGTTGGTGTTGTGCACGCTGGACGCGCAGCCGTACCTCGACGTTGTCCAGCTGTGGGAACGCCCGCTGGACGCCGACATGCACTGGACCGTCCCCGTGATCGAGGTCGAGGACACCATCCGCGCGGCGTGCAAGCGATGGCACGTGCGCGAGATCGTCTGCGACCCCTACAGGTGGGCGCGGTCCTATCAGGTGTTGGAAGATGAGCGGCTACCGATCGTCGAGTTTCCGCAGACGCCAGCACGCATGACACCGGCAACACAGCGGTTCTACGAGGCGACGCTGAACCGGTCGCTGGCGCACTCCGGGGATCCGCGACTAGCGCGACACCTCAGCAACGCCGTACTCAAGGTGGACAGTCGCGGACAGCGGATCGTCAAGGAAACCCGTAACAGCCCGCGAAAGATCGACCTTGCCGTTGCGTCCGTCATGGCGTTGGACCGGGCGGCCAGCACCGCCCGGCCCTACGACCTGCTGTCTAGCGTCTGGTGACGGCTACGCCCAGATACATTGCGCGTGCCCGTACGGGAACTTCTCCTTTGGCCGGTGCGGGCGCGTCTCGGAGTCAAACGGCCCGACCTGCTTGCCGTGCGCGTCCGTCACCTGAATAGAACACCCGGTGCCGTAACGCTCGTGCGGGTCGATGATCACCGATGACTTCGTCCACTTGATCTCGATAAACGCAGGCACGCGCCGCGGCTTCTGCCTGACGACCACGACGTGGTTCGTGATCCCCTCGCCGTGCTCGTAGGTGTCCTTCGCGAGCCCGATCGCCCAGTCCACGTAGGTGTTACTGATCCCGCGCGAGTCGGCCGTCAGCGTGTACGTCAGCGGGTAGGCGCAGTCGTCCAGCGGCGTGACAGTCGCGCGCAGCGCGTGCCCGATCCCGCATTCACCGGTCGGCACGTGCGGGCGCGGCTCGTCCACCTTCACCTGTGACGGCGTTTTCGCCGTGGACGACGATGACGACCCCCCACCGCCGCAGTCTTTCGACGCGCCCATGAGCAGTAGCGCGATTACGGGCATGGCAAACCAACGGTGTCTCACGGCGGTACCTCCATGATCCGGGGGCACCGAACCTATTGCCCTATCGGGCATCTGGGGATCGCTCGCCGGAGTGGCGTGCGCTTAGTGATCACCGTCGCCGGCCTTCTCACCCATTAGTGATCCGGAAGGTAGGCGGCGGTGCGCAACCCCTTCCGACGGGCTGACGATGCCCACAACCGGCCCGCCCCGGACGATGGTGTGTACGTCGGTGCGGACGGGACGCGGTACGGCCCACGCTCGATGTTGACGCTGGCCCGGCTGCACGCCCAGCAGCAGAACGACGAACAGCGCGCGGTTACGTCAGTCCCGTGGAACGTCGGCGCACCACTGTCCACAGTGGTCAGTCAGGAAGCCGCGTTGACGCTCGCGGCGGTCTACAGCGCGACGGACCTACTAGCTACCAGCGTCGCCACCTTGCCGATCAAGGCGTACCGAAAGACGGGACAGGACCGCATCGAGATGCCGACGCTGCCCCAGCTGTTCGACCGGCTGGTCAGCTCCGGACAGATCGTGATGTGGTGGCGGCGGTGCATGACGTCGCTGCTCCTACGGGGCAACGCTTTCGGGCTGATCCTGGAACGCGACGGGTTCGGGTTCCCGGTGCAGATCGAGTGGTTGTCGCCGGATCACGTTGCCATTAGCGACCAGATGGTGAGCGGGCGCGGCTCGTTCCGCCAGCCGATCTGGACGTACCTGGGCGAGGAGATTCCCGCCGACCGGATGGTGCACATCCCCTGGTACGTGCTGCCTGAACACGTGCGCGGACTGTCCCCAATCGCGGCGTTCGCGGCCACGATCGGTGTCGGGTTGGCCGCGCAGTCCTACGGCTCCGACTGGTTCTCCTCCGGTGGGTTCCCGCCCGGCACGTTCAAAAACAGTGAAGTCCAGGTCACGCAGGACGAAGCCACCACGATCTCCGGACGCTTGACGTCGGCGATGCAGGCACGTCGCCCGCTGGTGTACGGCCGCGACTGGGACTACACGCCGATCACGGTGCCCCCCGAAGAGGCACAGTTCGTGGAGACCATGCGGTTGTCCGCGTCGCAGATCGCCGCGATCTACCACGTGCCAGCCGAGTGGATCGGCGGCCAGACCGGCGGCGGTGGGCTGCACTACAGCACCGCCGAGCAGGACATGATCCAAATGGTGACGCTCGGCGTGCGTCCCTACATCGAGCTACTGGAATCTGTCTTCTTTGGACTGCTCCCCGAACGACAGTACGTCCGGTTCAACGTCGATGCGCTGGTCCGCGCGGACTTGAAAACCCGCCACGAGGTCTACCAGATCGACGCCGCGATCGGGCTGCGCACCATCGACGAGATGCGCGCCCAGGAGGACTGGGGTCCGCACCCCGACCCGCCAGAACCCCCCGCCGCACCGTCCACAGTGGAGCCAGGCGACCAGGCGCCCACCGACGCACCTACTGACACCCCACCGACGGGCGGTGCACCACAGCCGCAACCAGCCCCGTCGGGTGTCAACGGACACGCGTCGCTGAACGGTGCTCGCTGGTCGATCCCCGGCTGATGAATGCACGCCGGGGCAACGCTTACTACGCGCGTCCGGTCGGAGGAGTGGATGGCCGTCTCAGATAAGCCCTGGGCACAGTTCACAGAAGCCATGTACTCAATCGGACAGTGGCGTAGGGCATGCCTCGTCGACACCGGTACCGGCGACCCGGAGTCAAAGGCCCGATACAAGCTGCCTGTTCGCGAACCCGACGGCGTACTGAACCGCAACGGGGTGCATGCAGCCGCTGGTGGCCACGGAATCGGCGCGGTGCAGGGCATCAGTTCTGAGCAGCGGCGTGCAGCCGCGCGAACGCTGGTGGGGCTCTACCGGAACCAACTCGGTGAGGAACCGCCCGACTCGCTGCTCACCCTGGCGGGCATGTCGACCAACTCGGCACCCGACAACTACCAGACAGGAGAAGTCATGACAGGTGCCGAGCGCCGTTACACCTCGGTGCCGGTCGAGCTTCGTGCGACTGGACACCAAACCATCGGCGGATACGCGGCAGTGTTCAACCGGCTCAGCGAAAACCTCGGCGGTTTCGTGGAGCAGGTGGCACCAACCTCGTTCAACAAGTCGCGCGGCGACGACTGGCCTGGCGTCGTCGCTCGCTTCGACCATGAAAACGCGTTCCTGCTCGGCACCAGCGCCGCGCGCACGCTGCGACTGTCCATTGACGACACTGGGCTGGTCTACGAGGTCGACCCACCGAAGGCGCGTCAGGACATCGTGGAGTTGGTAGAACGCGGTGACGTCCGACGGTCCAGCTTCGCGTTCCGCGTGCCTACCGGGGGAGACGAGTGGGGGCTGTCCGACCAGAACTATCCACTTCGGACACTGGTATCGGTTCAGCTTGTCGACGTCGCTCCGGTGGTGTCGCCTGCGTACGCGGACACCACAGCTGGGCTCCGATCCCTTGCCGCAGCGAAGGGCATCGAATTCGACGAGGTGCGCACGCTCGCGATCGACAACGAGCTACGGAAACTGTTCGTCCGCACCGACGGTGGCGGCAAGCCGAAGCCGCCGACAAAGCGCACGTTCGGCCCGTCCGCTGTCGCGACCCTGCTCAGCAAGCGTGACGACCCGTACGCGTAAACCCGTCCCCATCTTTCAGGGAGCCGTCATGGCAAGTTCGCTCAGCAACGACCGTATCGGCATGGGTGCATCCGCACCCACCGCAGGAACCGTGACGGATCCCCCGGTGTCCGCGCAGGCAATCGACCGGCTCAACCAGATGTGCCAGGGCATGGGGCTCCCGGCCGCTGAATCCCAGACGACGTACGACTACCAACAGCCTCGCAGCTAGGCCCAGACAGGCGGAAGGGGCGGTCACAGTCCTCACGATCGAGGACTAGGCCGGACCGCCCCTTGTCTCAGCCCCTACGGCTACGGAGACGGAATCGATCCTAAGGACGGTCCGTCTCGCCTGGCAACCCTCCGAACAGTCCACGCGGCAGGCCGCCAGCCACCGCTTCCCGACGCACCAGCACCGCCGAGGCAGCGCGCCACGCACCTCACACCGTCCACAAACGACAGTGAGGGGACCTCGCCGTGAGCGAGATGACCGATCGGCTGCGGGAACGCCGTCTGAACGTCTGGGAGCAGGCGAAGGCGCTGGCGGACCGTGCCGCCGAGGACAACCGCGCGTTCAGCGCGGAGGAGCAGGGCCAGTGGGACGCGCTGAACGAGGAGCTAGACAAGCTCGACGCGCGGATCAAGTCCGCGCTTGACGCGCAGGAGCGTGCCAAGGAAGCGGACGCGGTAGTCGACCGCCTGGTCGGTGAAAAGGCGGGCACCGACAAGCGCACCGGGGAAGTCGACCAGGGCAAGGCAGCCACCGAACTGCGCGCGTTCCTGCGCGGTGAGGGGCCGCGTGCGATCGAGATCAAGCCGGCCGGGCCGGTTGACTTCCGCACGCTGTCCAAGCTCACCACCGGCGCTGGTGGGAACCTCGTCCCGACCAGCTTCTACGACCGCCTGATGGCGCACCTGATCGAGGTGTCCGCCATCCTGCAAGCCGGCGCAACCGTGCTGAACACGTCCAGCGGCGAATCGTTGCAGGTGCCGAAGACCACGTCGCACAGCACTGCGCTACTCACCGCAGAAGCCGGCGCGATCACCGCGTCCGATCCCGCGTTCGCACAGGCGTCCCTCGGTGCCTACAAATACGGGCACTTGATCCAGGTTTCAAGAGAATTGCTCACCGACTCCGGGGTAGACCTTGAGGGGTACCTCGCGATGGAGTCGGGCCGCGCGCTGGGCAACGCGCTGGGCGCGGACCTCGTGACGGGCAACGGTTCGGGCAAGCCGACCGGGCTGCTGAACAACACCACGCTCGGTGCCACCGGGCCGACCGGTGTCACTGGCGGCCTCGGTGCAACATCCGCCACCGCGAACCAGGGCGCGGACCTGCTGTTCGACCTGTTCTACAGCGTCATCGCGCCCTACCGGGCGTCGAGCGCGTGCGCGTGGATCGTGCGAGACGCGACAATGGCCGCAATTCGGAAGATCAAGGACACAACCGGACAATACATCTTCCAACCGTCCCTGGTCGCCGGCACGCCAGACACCCTGATCGGCAAGCCGATCTACGTCGACCCGTTCGTGCCCGCCGTCGCCACCGGAGCGAAATCGATCATTTTCGGTGACATCTCGCAGTACTTCGTGCGGTTGGCCGGCGGCGTGCGCTTCGAGCGATCGGACGAATATGCATTTAACACCGATCTCGTGACATTTCGGGCACTCATCCGGGGTGACGGGATCCTCGTGGACCAGACCGGCGCTGTGAAGCATTTCATCGGCGCCGCTACATAGGTCTGTCGACTGTGGACAGTGCCAGGTGTCTCCCCGACCCGAGTCATCTGGCACTGTCCACTTACCACCATCCACACACGACAGTCGCGTAAGGACAGTGGCCGCGTGACCGAGCATGTGCCGCTAGGGCAAGCGCTAGTCATACAGTTCCGAGCGAGGCCGAAGTCCTCGTGTATGACTGCGACCGTCATGGGTGCTGGCCTGTTCGCCCTGATCTTCGGTATCCGTGCATCCCGCGCCTTCGTGGAGATCGGTGGCGGCGGATCGCTGGTGCGGCTGCTGGGGCTGCTGTTGTTCGCAGGCGGGGTGTTGGTGTTCGGTGGTATCACCCGGTGGGGGCTGCTGATCCACATGATCGGTGAGTTGTTCACAGCCGCAGGCGCGGTGATTTACGGAGCCGGTGCGGTGATCGGCCTGGGCTGGAACGGGGTAGTAGCCGGCAGCTTTGCGTTCGGCCTCGCCATCGGCAGTCTCTTGCATGTCTATCTCATGGTGCACTCGGCGAAGGTGTTCTACCGCTCCGAGGGATCGAACTAGTGCCGCGGCTGTTCGCCGACAGTTCTACGTCGGCACAGTGGTTGATCAACGGTGCATCCATCCTTGCCGCCCTTGGTTTGAGCAATCTCGTGATCTTCCTGTTCAGGCGTAAGGGCGAGTTGGTAGCGCTGGACCGGACATCCAGCTCGCCGCTGCTGGAATCACAGGGGGCGTTCATCGACCGGCTAGCTAGAGCGGAAACCGTTGCCCTGGAACGCGTCCGATCGCTCGAGGGCGAGATGGTGTCCCGGGACCACGAGTTCGCCCAACAACTGCAACGCTGCAACGCGCTTACCGCGCGGCTGACAGCCACAGTGACTGGTCTACGCGTCGAGCTAGACCTCGTCACGTTAGAGCTCAACGAGCTACGCCACCGGCTGAAGCTGGAGCCCCGGCAGCCGACGACGCACATACCACCGACGACACCGACGACACCGCCGGCACCCTAACCAACCGTCCCGAAAGGACTGTCGCATGAGGACACTGATCTAGGTGGCGATCAGGGTACGCTGCGCCGGCTGCGGTAGCCGCGACCTGGACGACGTACTCGACCTGGGAAAAACCCCGCTGGCGGATGTCTTCCCGGCCAGCCCGGACGATCCCGAGGTGTACTACCCGCTGGTTCTGCTGGCCTGCCAGCGGTGCACGCTGGTCCAGCTGCGCGACGTAGTACCCGATGCGCTGCTGTACGGCGCTGACTACGCGTTCCACTCGTCTGCGTCGCCCGCGCTGGTCGCGTACCACGAGCAGTACGCGCAGTGGTTGCTGACGAGGTACCTCGACCTGGCGCGTCGACTCACCGTGGAAATCGCGTGCAACGACGGAAGTCTGTTGTCGTTGCTTGACGCGGCGCACTGCCCGACCGTGGGTATCGACCCCGCCACGGCAGCCGTCAACGTCGCACGTGGACGCGGGCTGACTGTCGAGGAAGGACTGTTCAGCAGCGCAGCCGCGTACCGGTTGCTGGACACCTACGGCCCCGCCGGCCTGATCGTCGCGAACAACGTGCTAGCTCACGTCGCAGACATCCGCGACATGCTCACCGGCATCGCACACCTGCTGGCCGATGACGGAATCGCGGTGGTCGAGTTTCAGTACCTGCCGGACCTGCTTGCCGGCAACCAGTTCGACCACGTCTACCACGAACACCGGTTCTACCTGTCCCTGACCGCGCTGCTTCCGCTGCTGCGCGAAACCGGGTTGCACATCGCGCACGCCATACACACTCCCATGCAGGGCGGGAGCCTGCGGCTGTCGCTTGCCCGGCAACCCGGGCTACTGATCCGGGTACCGCGCGAGGCCGACTTGCTGAACGCGCTGCGCGCGTTCCAGCCCCGGGTGGACTACGTGGCAAGCAGGATCCGCGCTGCTGTCGACGATGTGCGTGGCACCGTTGCCGGCTACGGTGCGACAGCCAAGTCCGCAACCCTGCTGTCGTACTGCCAGCTGGGCGACGCGCTCGACTACGTGGTTGACACCACGCCCGGGAAGATCGGCCGGTACACGCCCGGCACGCATATCCCGGTGGTCGCACCGGGTGAGCGTCCCGATCCGGACGTCTACCTCGTCACCGCGTGGAACTACCTCGGGCGCATCCTGAACAGCGAACGGGCGTACCGCGAGCGCGGCGGCCGGTTCCTGGTCCCCATCCCGATTCCGGTGCTGCTGTGAGCCGCGTCCTGATCACAGGCGTGTCCGGGCAAGACGGTTCCTACCTGGCGCAGCACCTGGCCAACGGTGGGCACACCGTGTTCGGGCTGGTGCGCGGCCAGCCGTCCGCCAAACGTGCGTGGATACAGCATCTGGTGCCGTCGCTGAAACTGGTCGAGGGCGATCTGCTGGATCAGTCCAGCCTGCAACGGGCGCTCGCCGCAGCGGAACCGGAGATCATCTACAACCTGGCCGCGATCACCTACGTGGGCATGGCCTGGCAGCAACCGACGCTGATGTCCGAAGTAACCGGGCTCGGTGCGCTGCGACTGCTGGAAGCCGTCCGCGAAGTCTGCCCGCACGTCCGGATTGTGCACGCGTCTAGTTCGGAGATGTTCGGGGACGTCGCACAGTGCCCACAGAACGAGCTGACCCCGTTCGGCCCACGCAGCCCGTACGGGGTTGCCAAGTGCTACGCACACAGCATGATGCGCAACTATCGCGACTCGTACGGGCTGCGCGCGTCGACCGCGATCATGTTCAACCACGAGTCGCCGCGCCGCGGCAAGGAGTTCGTCACGCGCAAGGTGACCAACGCGGTGGCCCGGATCGTTCGGGGCGAACAGCGGTTCCTCGACCTGGGCAACGTCGAGTCGGTGCGCGATTGGGGCTGGGCTCCGGAGTACGTCACCGCCCTGCCCCTGATCGCCGCGCACACCGACCCCGACGATTTCGTTGTTGCCACCGGGGAGGCGCACAGCGTCCGGGAACTGGTGGAGCAGGCGTTCAGTACGGCCGGCCTCGACTACCGGCGACACCTGCGGGTGCGGCAAGGGTTGTTCCGTCCCGCCGACGTCGAGCGGCTACAGGGATGCCCGGACAAAATCCGCGACGTTCTTGGGTGGCAGGCCAACGTCAAGTTCGGCCAGATCGTTCAACTACTGGTCGCCCATGATCTGGCGGACGTCGCCGCATGAAGTTCCTGCACCCCGGCGTGACCGCGATCCTGTGTTCGCATCGCAAGCACTACCTTGCCCACGCGCTGCATGCGCTGGTGAACCAGTCCCGTACGGACCTACAGATCCTGGTCCTCGACTCCGGCCAGTGGATCAACCGCAGCGACGAACTGTCACAGGCCATGCACCGGATCTACCGCCGGTTCCGGACACACCCGCTGGTCGATTGGGTGTCCACCGGGGAAGGCCCGGAGCTACGCCGCGACGTCTGTCCGGTCGCGTGGGCCACCAACGAAGCGCTCCGCGCCGGGCTGGTGCGCGGCAACAGCGTGTTCATGGCCTATGACGACGATGTGCACCACGTGGACTTCGTGGCGCGGATGGCTGGATACCTCGACGACAACCCCGACGCTGACGCCGTCTGGTGCGCACAGGACCGCGTCCGGCTCGACCGCAACGGTAACCGGACGCTGGTCGGGCACATCCCCGCCAACGCACCACGCCAGCCGGGCACCTGGGATTGTCAGGTCGACGGAGCCCAGATCATGATGCGCCGGTCCGTGCTGGACAGCATCGGTGACCCGTGGCTACCGGAGTCACCCGACGTCGGCAGCTGCCGGCACTCGGACGGCATCTTCCTGGAAAAGGTGGGCCGCGTCGCGGGTGTCGTTCCCAACATCCCCGAGACGCTGGTGACGCACCGGTTCACACCGCTGTCCACCTACACGCCGTCCTGAAAGGACAGTCGCGAAAGGACAGTTCGATTGAGACTGTTCGGCTTCCATGACGGCGGGGCCTGCGCGTACTACAGGATGCAACTGCCGCTGAACACACTGGCTGAACACGGCCACGAGGTCGATCTCAGTTACGGGTGGACCGACCGCGCACGTGACTTCCCGATCATCATCGGTCAGCGTGTCGGCAAGCATGATGCGCTGCCACTGTGGCGCCGCCTTGCCACACCAGGGCGGCGGCTCGTCTGGGAAACTGACGACGACGTCTGGCACATCGATCCCAGCAACGGTGCCGCGTGGATGGTGCACACCCCCGACCTACTGGACGCGCTCACGTTCACCGTGACCATGTCCGATCTCGTCACGGTGTCCACTGAGCCGCTGGCGGACGTGGTACGCACGATGAACCCGAACGTGGTCGTGTTGCCCAACCACTTTGACAGCCGGCTACTGGACATTCAGCGGCCACGGTGTGACCGGGTAACCATCGGCTGGGCCGGCGGTGACTCGCACCTGCGCGACTTCGCGGGTGTCGCACATGAGCTTCGGCGCTTCCTGCTGCGAAACCCGGACGTCGACTTCCACAACATCGGGACGTCCTACCTACGCCCGTTCGACTTGCCGGGCAGGGCATCCGGCTGGGTAACGGACATCTGGGGCTACTACCGCAGCATCGATTTCGACGTCGGAATCGCTCCGCTCGCGGACACCACGTTCAACCACAGCAAGAGCGGTATCAAGGCGCTGGAATACCAGGCCCTGGGAATCCCTGTAGTGGCGAGCGATTCACCCGCGTACCGAGGTGTCGTCCTGGACGGCGTCACCGGCTACCTCGTGCGGCACGAGTACCAGTGGAGCCGCTACCTGCGCGAACTGGTGCGGGATGAACAGATGCGCGAGGAGATGGGCCGCAAGGCACGCGAACACGCGCGCCAGTGGACGGCCGAGCGTGGGTGGCCGATGTGGGCGGACGCGTACGCGTCGCTCGCCTGACTGTCCACATCAGACAGAGAGGAATGCCGGTGCGTATACGCATGCGCCGATACGTGTCAGGCACACGCAACGGTGTGGACTGGCCCGCACCCGGCGGAGAGGTCGACGTACCGGACGACGAGGGCGCCAACCTGTGCGAGATGGGGCACGCCGAGCCGGTCCGAACCACCGACCGCTACGAGCGAACGGTCTTGCCGGGCAAGCCTGAGAAGCGGTGATCGGTAGGTGACGCGCTACGCGGTCAACCAGCCGTTCACACTGTCCACAGTGGTCTCAACGGCGGGTGTACTGGTCGACCCGACTGACATCTCACTGACCACACTGTCCACTGTGGACGGCGTCAGCACCACGTACGCCTATAACCCCGGCACCATCGTGCGTGACAACGTCGGCCGGTTTCATCTCGACTTCGCGGGGATCACCGCCGTCGGCCACTACGCCTACACGTGGACACCGACGGGCACGGACGTCCACGCAACCCCGTTGATCGGGACGTTCGACGTCTACTCACCGTTCGCGCTCAGCGTGGTGTCGATCGACGACGCACGCGAATACCTGCGCATGGTGGACGGTACCGACGTCACAGCGGATGACGACCGACTCGCTGTGATCATCGGGTCGGTTACCGACGGCCTCGCTCGCCTGGTCGGGCCGCTGGTTCCGACCACGTACACCGAGACATTGCGCGCCGCCGGCAACTGTATCCAGCTGGGGCACGGCCCCGTCCGGTCCGTCACCAGCCTGACCGGTGTCCCGTCGGGGTTCGTCGTGACGCCGGGCGATCTGGCGACGCTGCCGGGGGACGTCATCACACCGAGGTCCGGCGCGATGCTGTCGGGCTGGTACACGGTCGTCTACTCAGCGGGGCCGGACAGCATCGCCAACGACGTTCGGGGTGCGGCCCTCGACTGGATTCTGCACCGCTGGCGTCAGGCTCAAGCACACGGTTCCGCGACGTACGGGGAACTTACCGGCGACTTCGCCGGCCCCCCCAACGCGGTCATGAACCAAGTTCGCCATTACCTGCTGACGAGGTCGGGGGCATGACGGACCTACCGGGGTTCGTGGCACAGTGCCGGCAGGCACCAGAAGCGCTGCGGACGGGCCAGAAGCGCGCGCTGCGTACGTCGACATTCGGCATGGCCCGCGCAGCCCGTGCGGCCACTACAGCCGCGGCACCAGGGGGGCGCGTCAACGTCGGGCGCAAGGGAGCCCGCATCGGGGTGCGCGCACAGGTGACAGCCGACGGGATGCGCGGCTACGTCAACGCCAGCGGCCCGTACCAACTGATCGAGCGTGACACCGCACCGCACACCGAGCCCCGGGCTCGCCGTCGCGGCAAGCGCAAGACGCTGCTGATCCCGGGCATCGGGTACCGGCGCACCGTCCACCATCCCGGTACACACGGCAAACACCCGTTCAAAACGGGGATCGAGGCGTACACGCCAGAGGTGTCCCGCATCTTCGAGCGTGAGTTACACCGGGCGATGCAGCGCACGTTCCGCTGATGCCCCTTGCCCGGAAGGGGTTCCCAGCATGCCAACCGCCACGCTGCTGCAAGCGGCACGCGAGACGCTGACAGCGGTACTGGCCGCGCTTGCGATCCCGGACGTTGCTGTGTTGGGGTTCGAGCCCCCGACGCTGGCGCGCGGCACCACCGTCACCGTTTCCAGCGCCGGGGTCGAGCCGACCGAGTGGGTGCTGGCGGTGCGCGTCTACGTCAACGGGATACAGCCGGCCGAGGCGCAAGACACCCTTGATCAGGTCGTCGTGCAGGTTGACGCCGGCCTGACGCACGTGCCCCGGTCGGAATGGGGGTTCGAGTGGGATGACGCGCGGACCGCGTTCGTTGCCACCACGACTGTCCAGTACCCGCGCGAGGACTTCTAGTGCGCATCCTCACCGTTGCGCCCGGGCCTGACTTCTCGGTGGCGGACGTCCACAGTGGATGGTGCGAGGCGCTGTCTGCCCTGGGCTGCCAGGTCGTCGATTTCAACCTGGGCGAGCGGCTTGCGTTCTACAGCCGCGCGCGGGTGCTGACAGACACCGGCGACTACACCCCCGGGCTCGACGTCACACAGGCCATACAGCTGGCGCTGAACGGGCTTTACGCTGCCCTGTACGTGGTTCAGCCGGCCGTCCTGGTCGTCACCAGTGGTTTCTACCTGACCGCGCAACTCATGCTGCGGGTGCGCCGCAACGGGACGCGCATCGTCCTGTTGCACACCGAGAGCCCCTACGAGGACGACCGGCAGATCGAGCGCGCCGCGTACGCCGATCTCAACCTGATCAACGACCCGACCAACCTCGCGCGGTTCCGGGAAGCGGGGCCGACGTGGTACGTGCCGCAGGCCTACCGCCCATCCGTGCACCATCCCCGGCCGCCACGACTGGACTACCGGTCCGACTTCGCCTTCGTGGGCACCGGCTACCCCTCGCGGGTGGACTTCTTCACCCGCGTCGACTGGCGCGGGATCGACGTCGCGCTAGCCGGGAACTGGCCGACGCTGACACCCGACTCGCCGCTGCACCGGTACCTTGCGCACGAGCCGGACGTCTGCTGCGACAACAGCGACGCGGCGGACCTCTACACCAGTAGCGCGATGTCGGCGAACCTGTACCGGCGCGAAGCCGACCGCCCGGAGTTGTCGGCCGGGTGGGCGATGTCCCCCAGGGAAGTCGAGCTAGCCGCAACCGGAACGTTCTACCTGCGCGACCCACGCGGGGAGTCGGACGAGGTGTTGCCGATGCTGCCGACGTTCAGCGACCCAGAGGACTTCGGGGATCAGGTGCGCTGGTGGCTCGCGCACCCCGCGCAGCGCCAGGCAGCAGCCGACGCGGCGCGCGATGCGGTAGCCGACCGGACGTTCACCAACCACGCCCGGATGTTGCTGCGCCTGCTCGGTCAGTCGTAACAACCCAACGAACGCATGCGTGCGTCGGCGGCGGTCATGTAGTCGGTGTGCCCGTTCTGCTCCGCGCGGTCGAACTCGGTCTGTAGCTGGGCACAGTCGGTCTCCGCGTTGATCCGCGTGATCGCCGGGTTCGACGCCTTGGACGTGCGGTTGCACCCGACAGCGGACAGCGCCAGGACAGCCGCGAGGACAGCGGCAACTCTCACTCTGCGTGACATGTGACAAGCATGCATCACAGCGTCACCAGCCACAACCAGTACCAGAAGATGACAAGGGGAGTGTGGTCACGGTGGCACGTCTCGCGGGCCGTCGCGGACGGATCTACATCGGCATCGCCAGTGGCGCTGAGGCATCGCCTTTGCCTTTCGTCGCAACGTGGTCGATGAACTTCTCGACCGACAAAATCGAAGTGACCACAATGGACGACACCACAAAGGTGTACGTCGGTGGTCTACCGGACGCGTCTGGTGCATTCGCGGGCTTCTACGATGACGCGACAGTGCAGACATACACGGCTGCGACTGACGGCACTGCGCGCAAGTTTTATGCGTATCCGACGCTGGCAACCACAGCGCAGTACTGGTTCGGAACGGTGCTGCCCGACTTCTCGGTCGATTCCGACGTCGCCGGGGCCATCAAGATGAACGTCAGCTGGGCCGCCGCAACCCCCATCGCCAAGGTCGGCTAGCCGGATGCCCTACAGGTTCGAGGTCGACGGTGACGTGTGGACGTCCGACGATTTGACGTTGGGCGAGCAGTGCGAAATCGAGCGCCGACTAGGGCTCAAGTACGTGCTGCTCGACCCGGCGCAGGAAGCGATCCCGCGTCAGGCTTTTGTCGTCGCATGGCTCACGCGCCGCATGCCGTACGACGAGGCGGTGAAGGCGGCTGACGCACTCACCGGACGTCAGCTACGCGTCAGCGTCGTGGACGATGACCGCCCCATCGAGTGGCATGACGGCATTCCGGTGCTGGACCCAAAAGCGGATTCGGACGCACCGGAGACGACCTGATCGTCTGGGCGACGGCCTGTTACGGGTGGCCGCCCGACGTGACGCGTAGACAGACACTGCGTGATCTGCTCCTGCTGGTGGAAAACCGGCAGGCTGACAACGGGAGTTGACAGTGGGGCAGGTAACCGAACGTCTCACTGCCATCCTGGACGCCAAGTCAGGCGGACTGGTCAGCGAATTCAACAAAGCAGCGTCAGCAGCGAACAAGACCCATCGGTCGATCGTCGCGGGTAACGAGCAGGTAACCCGGTCCTCCAAACTGTCTGGGGACGCGATACGCATCGGGCTCGCTGGTGCCGCGTCCTTCGCGGGTGTCGCTGTCGTCAAATTCGCGCTGAACTCGGCGCATGCGGCCAGCGACATGAATGAGTCGATCTCCAAAGCTCGTGTCGTGTTCGGACAGGGCGCGGACGCGGTTATCGCGTTCGGTGACTCCGCCGCTAAGTCGCTGGGCATCAGCAAGCAGGAAGCGATCGAGTCGACCGCGACCTTCGGTAACTTCTTCGGCGCCCTGGGGATCGGGCAGCAGAAGTCCGAGGACATGTCGATTGCGATCGTCAAGCTGGCCGCCGACCTAGCGTCGTTCAACAACGCCAATCCTGAGGACGTCCTGATCGCACTGCGCTCTGGACTAGCCGGCGAAGTCGAGCCGCTACGCAAGTTCGGCGTTGACCTGTCCGAAGCAGCGCTTAAAAACGAAGCGATGCAGCTCGGGCTCACGAAGACCACGACGCAGGTATTGCCCGCCGGCATCAAAGCACAGGCCGCGTTTGCGCTGATCATGCGGCAGACGACTACGGCGCAAGGTGACTTCGCGCGCACCGCGAATGGTGCGGCGAATCAGGGGCGCATCCTGACGGCTCAGTTCAAGGACTTCACTGCGACTGTCGGCACAGCGACGCTCCCCATACTGAACGCCACGGTGCACAGCCTGAACGCGACACTGGGACCGCTAACCGGGCTGGTCCGGGTGGTCGGGGAACTACCCCCGGGGCTCAAGACCGCAGCCGTGGACCTGGGGCTGATGATCGGTGGCCTCAAGCTGGCGAAGCTGGCATTCGGCGGGCTCGCGTCGAGCCTGGGTAACAAGGTGCTCGACAAGCTCTCGCTTGACTTCTCGACCCTGAGCCTAGGGACACAGCAGTACACCGAGCGAGCGTCGCTGGCGAAGCGGGCTACCGCGTCGATCTCGTCCGGCTTTAAGTCACTGATCGGTGCTATCGGCCCAGTCAACATCGCGCTTGCGGCCGGGGCTATCGCTATCGGGTACTTCGCACAGAAGCACGCGGAAGCAAAGGCGCAGGTCGACGAATTCGCCCAGGCCATCGCGGCGGACGGCGCCGTCATCGGCAAGGAAACCCGCGCACTGGTCGTCAACCGGCTGGAGAAAGCCGGTGCGCTGGACGCCGCGAACAAGCTCGGTATCTCCCTCGGTGACGTCACGGACGCCGCCGAGGGTAATGCCGGCGCATTGCAGCGGGTCGCCGCGGCGAGCAAGGATGGTGGCGACGCACAGTTCATCCTGTATGAGGCTATCGCGGGTACCAGTAAGCAGCTCAACGGCGGCGAAGCCGCAGCCAAGCGGCAGGCTGACGCGCTGAATCACGGGGCATCAGCGGCGAGCCAAATGGGGCAGTCAATCAGCGGTGCCGGGGACGCCACATTCAAGGCCGCAACGTACGTCAACCAGTTCGGTGAAACGGTGAACGCGGCAACGCTCAAGGTGCTCGACCAGAAGTCCGCGATGGAAGAACTTACGTTCGTCCTGGATAAGTACAACAAAGCCAACATCGAAGCCGCCGGCGGTCAAATCTCATTCCTCGACTCGTTGGACTCGCTCAAGCAGAGCGTTAAGGACAACGGCAAAGGGCTGGATGCGCTGGACCCCAAGCAGCGCCGTAACAAAGAAGCGTTCATCACAGCGGCGAAAGCTGCCCAGGACTTCGCCGGGAAGGTTGGGGATCAGCGTGGTTACAACGCGGGCCGGAACGCTTTGATCGCCAGTCGCGGGCAGTTGGAGAAGACTGCGCTTGCACTGGGGCTTACCAAAGCACAGGTCACAGCGCTACTTAACCAGTTCCTCAAGGTGCCACCGATCAAGCGCACCGAATTCGAGATGAACCACGTCGCCGCGATCGCCGCTGCGAAACGGATCGCTGCCGCGATCACACAGATCAAGGGCAAGCGCATCGGTATCGAGGTGACGCAAAACAACACCGTCGCCAAGGTGCAACGCGAGATCGACACGATCCACGGCAAGAACATCGTGGTGTCCGTCTCGACGGGCGGTGGCCCGGCGCACGGTGGAACCACCCGGTTCTCCCGGGGCGGTGAAGTGACCGGCGGTGTCCCCGGGAAAGACTCGGTGGAAGCACTGCTGACGCCGGGGGAACGCGTCCTGACACGCGCTGAGAACCGCGCGTGGAAGCTGGGTCTACGGACACCCGGACCGTCCGGTACGGGCTTCAGCGTCGCGCCCGGAGCCGTCCAGCTGGTGTTCAACGGACCCGTACACCGGGACACCGTGCCGGACGTCCGACAGCTCATCGATCAGGCGCTTACGCGGCTGCGTAACGAGCTGGTGTCTGGACAGCGCCGATGACCGTCACGACGGTTCGTCCCGACAGCACCATCTCGAACGTCAACGTCAACACCAGCGGTGGCGCGTCCGCGTTCAGCGTGCTCGACGACAGCCCGACCAACGATGCGACCGTCGCCCAGGGGAACACCCACCGCGCGACGATCAAGCTGGGTCTTGCGACGACCACCGTCGGCGCGACCAACCGCGTCAAGCAGGTCAAGATCCGTGCACGCGGTGCGCACGAGGGAACGGACGTCGGGCACGCGGAACAAGTTAACTTGCGGCTCTACGACCCGACCCCCGGTGTGGCCGGGCGCAACAACGCGTTCGTGACGTACAGCACCACGTTCGCGGACTACGCCGCCGGCTACGAGACGACCCCACCTGGCGGCACCGCGTGGACGCAGGCGATCGTCGATCGCTTGCAGGGCGTGGCGTTCTGGCTCGCGTCGGTCAACGGCTTCTTTATCAAGATCAGTGAGCTGTTCGTCGACCTGGACATCTACTCGCAGCCGGTCGCATCGGCGGTCACTGTCGCCGGAACGACGTCCGGCACCCGACCGACGTACTCCTTCACCTTCGCCCAGACCGAAGGACTTCCGCAGACTGGCTTGCAGGTCAAGGTTTTCTCGCTCGCGCAGTACAGCGCGACCGGGTTCGACCCGGCCACGTCCACCGCGACATGGAGCAGCGGCGTACTGGTGACAGACGCCGTTACCGGAACCGTCGGGATGGACCTGGCCAACGGAACGACCTACAAGGTCTACGTTGCGGCCGGGATCGACTGGCCCAGCGAACAGGGCCTGGGTTCGGTGTGGTACTCGGCGTGGGCGGGATCGGCGGCGTTCACGATCAGTGTCGTCCCACCACCCGCGCCTACCGTCGTCGTGACGGTGCAGCCTGACCTGCCCGGCTACCGCAACCTGTTGCGCATCACGTCACCGGTCAACCTGATCACTGAACAGCAGGCGTCGCTAGAGGACACCACTACGACCGGCTGGGCCGCGACGCTGAACAACACAATCAGCAACTCGTCCGTCTACGCGACCAGCGGCACGCGCTCGCTACAGATGTCCTCCACGGCAAGCGGAACGATGACGGCCGAGATGTCGACGCGGCCTGTCGTCAAGGCGGGCGTGACGTTGACGGCGCTGGGCACGGTGCGGTCGGCGGTGTCCGCGCGCACTGTGCGCGTGGGGATCCGCTTCTATGACGTCAGCGGTGCGTTGATCGGGGCGACGAACTTCGGGTCGCCACTGGTGGACGCCACCGGTTCGGACACCACGCCCAGCGTCACCGTCGTCAGCCCGGCAACCACCTACTCGGCAGCGATCGTCCTAGAGGTTCAGAGCACGGGCGTCGCTGCGGAAATCCATCGCTGGGACGCGATGGACCTGCACTACGGGTCGGTCGTCGCGTGGACGCCTGGGGGGTTCAACACCAGCGCCAGCGTGGTTGTGTACCGGTCGCAGCGGATCTCCAAGACCATCGCGCGCGGCCCGGCCCGGAACTGGCTGCACCCCCAGCTGTTCAGCGCGGGCGCGTTCACCACGTCCACGGACGGGTTCTACGTCCGCAACACCGGGGACACCATCCGCACGATGCCGCTGGACCGCGCGAGCCCGGAAGGGCCGGGGGAAGTCAGCGCCGGCATGATCGAGTGGACGGTGCGCACCACGACCGGTGGCGCGCTGGATATCGGTGCACCCAACGGGGTCGTTACCGACGGGCTCAGCCCGTACCTCTTCCCCGCCGTGCCCGGCAAGTCGATGACAGCAACCGTGTGGGCATGGGCTAGCGCGGCGTGGACGACGCGGCTGGGGATCGTCTACACCGACCGGTTCAATACGCAGGTTGGCTCCACGACCTGGACGGCGCCAACCGCACTGTCCACAACGGAACAGCGGCTGAGCGTTGCGGCCACACCGCCTGCTGGTACGTGCTTTGCGCGCATGGTGTTGGAGAACAACACGCCCGCGGCCAGCGTGCAGGTGTACCTATGCATGCCCCGCTTCCGTGTGACCGCCGACCCGGACGAGGCGTGGCCCGGTCAGGTGTTCAACTGGGAGACCGAAACCGTCCGACTGCTGTCCTCAGCGGCGTTCGCGGACGGGGCAAGTGATGTGGTGCTCTACGACCACGAGCCGCCGGCCGGCCGGCCCTGTTTGTACTGGGCGCGTGTCGCGGCCACTACGGCTGCGGGGCTACCGATGGTGTCCCTGGACAGCACCGCCGTCCACGTCTACACGCCAGCGCCCAGCCGGACGCTGTTGAAAGATCCGTTTCAGCCTGAGAACGCGTACACCATGCGCGCGCTGACCGATCACACCCTTGCCCAGGACGAGGATGCCGACGAACTGCACATCTTGGGGCTCGATGGGCAGCCGGTGTTTTTCCGGACCTGGCTGTCGGGTGAGAACGGGAAGCTCGCCGTGTTCGCCGCGTCCGAGCTGGAACGGTACCGGCTGGATCAACTGCACCCCACCGCCCGCCCGCTGCTGGTGCATTGGTCGACCGGTGGGAACACCTACATCCGCATCACGCGCCGGACCAAGGCGCCGCTGCGGATCGGGGCCGGGTACTGGCGGGCCGAGTTTGACTACGTCCAGACGGCGCGTCCCTGATGTGGCCCCAGTCGACGCGCCTTGCGACGTCGCTCACCGCCGGTGGCACCGTCGCGGAACGGCTCGACATCCTGGTCGATGGTGCGGTCGCGCTGTCGCTGGACAGCACCGACCCCGACTTCGTGGACCTCGGCGGCCCGGTCACCGGCCGCGTGGAAGTCCAGCGCGGCACGGTGCGGCGCTCCTGTGACGTGTCACTGCTCGACCTCGACCGTACGACGCTGACCCAAGCCGACGCGCTTGACCTGCTGGTGCCGCTGCGGGCGGAGATTCGCCCGTGGCGCGGGATGGTGTTCTCCGACGTCACTGACGAGGTTGCTCCGAACGACCGGGAACTGGTGCCCCTGGGGACGCTGGTCGTCGCTGACGTCGACCTGAGCCGCTGGCCGCTGGTGCAGATCAGCGGGTACGACCGGACGTGGTTGTTGGCCCTGCACCGGAACATCACCGCGTTCCAGCCGACGGCCAACTCACCATCGATGACTGCCCTGCAAGACCTGCTCGAGTTCAGCACCTTCCCACGCAGTCGACTGGATACCCGCTTCCCCACGACCAACACGGCGGTCGGATCCAACGTGTGGGATGCACAGTCCGACCTCGCGGAGGCGGCAGCGGACATCGCGTCCGCCGCCGGGATGGTGTTCTACGCCGATCCGCTCGGGACGTTCACATGCACACCCGAAGCCGACATCGACAATGACCCGCTCGTGTTGTCCTACGTCGAGGGCACGGGGCTGCTGGTCGACGTGGCGCGCAAGCGCAGTGGCAGCGACGTCCACAACGCGGTCTCCGTCACGTCCAGCGCACCCGACCTGGCCACCGTCGTCTCCGGGTACGCGCAGGACGACGACCCGACGTCGGCAACCTACGTCGGTGCGCTCGGGGTGATCCCGCTGTTCTTTGACACCCCACTCGTCCGCACCGCCGCGCAAGCGGACCTTGCCGCCCGTACGCGACTGCGCAATGAGGTGGGGATCGTGGACGCCATCACGATCAGGGGGCCGATCCAGCCGGGGTTGGAACTGGGTGACGTGCTCTACGTCCGGTCGACGTCCCGGGGTGTGGACACGCGGGTCATCGTCGACTCGTTCGATATCTCCATCGCCGGAGATCAGACACAGACGATCGTGTGCCGGGCACAGGTGGCCACGACGTGACGCTAGCCGAGGACATCCGCCGTGTCGCGAGCAGCGCGGTTATCAGACTGGCCCCGCGACAACGGGTGGCCGTAGTCACCACAGCATCCCCGTTGACAGTCACGCTGACCGGCGACACCTCGGCTGTTTCGGCCGCTACGGCAAACGGGTTCGCGCCGACCGTCGGGGAAACCGTTGCAGTGCTGGTGACCCCAGGCGCGGTACCCCTGGTGGTCGGTGGTCTCACGGTGCGCCGCGCCCCTGATGACCTAGTGGAGTTTCTACCGACTGGCAGCGTGGACACCGGAGCGTCGGCCACGTTCGCGACGTGGCTCACCCTCGGCAACATCACTGTGCCTACCGGGTTCACCGCTGCTCGGTACAGCGCCACGGTGTCCGGGGTCTACGCAATCACCGCGTCGCCGACAGGGCTCACGCTGCGCGTAACGGTCGGTGGCGTGGCCGCAACCAACGTCACCAACACCACAGCCATCGATATCACTAACCAACCCCGCGCAGATCGTGCTTGGCAGGGCCGCATCACGGGTCTGTCGGCTGGTGCCCGCAGCGTGGTCATCCAATACAAACGCGGCATTGGTACTGGTGCCCTGCGCGCCGACACATCCTCACTGATCACCGTCTCGTTCGGCTGGGAGCTATGACGACAACACGCGAAGGTGTCGATTTCTCGGGCACACATCCATCCGCCGACGCCATGCGCCAGGCCGGACGTGACTTCGTGGTGCGGTACGTGTCAACGGCCGGCAACCCGAAAAACATCACGGCCACCGAAGCCGCGTACTGGCGGGATCACGGTATCGACGTCGCTATCGTGTTCGAGACAGCGGCCGGGCGCGCGCTGTCTGGGCGCACAGCGGGTGTCACCGACGCAGCCGCGGCACGCACACAGGTCGTCGCTGCCGGTGGCCCGGCGTCCGGCGGGGTCGTCTACTTCGCGGCCGACGTCGACACCACCAGCCCCGCACAGCGAGCCGCTATCGCGGACTATCTGACAGGTGCGGCAAGCATCCTGGGCTGGGCACAGGTGGGCATCTACGGGGAATACGAGCTACTGACGTACCTGGCCGCGTCGATCCCGTGCCGCTACTTCTGGCAGACGTATGCGTGGTCCGGTGGACAGCGGTATCAACCTGCACAGCTGTACCAGTACAGCAATGGCCAGACCCTCGGCGGTGTCGAGGTGGACTACGACCGCGCGTATGCGGATGACTTCGGCCAATGGGGATTCGAGGGAGTAGACGTGGCGTTCAGCGACGACCAGGCCCGGCAACTCAAGGCGATATACGACCAGATCGTCGGCGCTGTCGGGACTGGACAGCACGATTTTCAGGGGACCATCGAGACGACGCTAGGCACCGTGCAACACGTGGTGAACCTCGTCAACGGCTCACAGACGGCTCTGTCGCAGTCGCTGACGGACATGCGGTCAGCAGTCCTCGCCAGCATCGCTGCCGTTCCCACCGGGCATCTGACGGACGACGAACGCGAAGCGCTGGCCGGGGAGATCACCACGCTTCTGGAAACGCACGGGATCACGATCGACACCGCTCCGCTGCTGGACGCACTAGCGACCAGAATCGCGGCCTGAATCCCTAGTAACGTCATGACGTAAGTGGTACAGTAGACGCATGACGACGACAGGACGCGACAGGAACCCCGCAACGACGATCCGCTGCCAGTGGTGCGGCGAAGCGGGCACCGACGAGTTGGGTGCAGTCGTGCGCGGCTACCACGCGGATTGTCGCGTCGCGCGGCACAGTGGCGCGCTCGCGACGCGCTGTGAAGGCGCTAGCGAATTCGCCGCGTCGACCCCGGAGCTGCCCACGCTGTGCCCGATGTGCGGGTTGCCGCTCGACTACACCGGCAGTGACTTTGTCGTCGAGTGGAACGCGGATATGTCGCAGACGATCACCCACACGGGGTGCGCCGACGTCTAAGACATATCGTCCGGAAGTAGTCTAGCTGTCAGTTCGTGGATGCGAACCAATAGCTGGACTACTTCCTCCGCGACATCGTCTAGAACGAACTGGTGCAGCAGGATCCGCGCCGCTACCCGGTCACCACGCTCGACGAACATGTATGCCGCGTCTACAAAGATGCCCGCAGCCTGTTTGCCGATCATGTGCGTTCTGCGCATGCGCTCATAGGCGGCGTTCAGGAGGGCGTTCGCCCCTGGTGTTGCGCATGGCTCGTCAGGGAGATGCACAACGGTGCACGTCTTACAGTAGGTCGGCGCGGACAGCGTCGGCTCGGACACCGACGCTGGTGTTAGCGCGGTCGCACAGAACTGGAACGCCGCGGCAGCAACCTCCATGTCCTCTGCTGCGCCGATGATCTGCAACCCGCCCAGCTTGACAAGTGCCTGCCCCCGGTCTGGCTGCACAGTCGCGGATATGGCAGTCGCTGGCGTCATTTTCAGATCTCCGTGCAGTGACGTACGCGAACAGCGTGCGTCCCCTCCGAACTTCTGGACGTAGGGCTCCACTGAGTTTGCCATTGCCGTTACTCCTTTCGGTACTGCGAAATGACATCGGCCCCCGAACGCGAGACGAATCTGTTTCGCGTCCGGGGGCCGATTTTTTGCATTCACGGGGTAAGCACGTCCATATCGTTTGGTGTCGTCGAACCGGCTGGGCCGTCCGGTTCGGCTGGGTCGTCCACCGAATGTACGCGCCTGAGAACCGCCTGAATCTCCGTCATGCGCACCCGCGCTAGCGGGTAGTCCAGATTGAACACCTCGGCGATCGCTGCGGTTAGTAGGTCGCCGTCCGGACCCACCTTCCGGCGAGTGGCAGAAAACCGCTGCCACGCGACGATGGATTTTGGTGGGAACCTGGCGAAACCTGACCGATCGGTGACCACGACCGGCACGTCACTGTTCTCGGCGGGCATTAGCGTGCTGACGTGGGCCACCGTCTGGGGGCTGCGCACCCATGAGTTGACTGTGGTGTCTGCGCGTCCGATCACCTTCGCCAGCTGTGTCGCTGTCAGATAGTCATCCTCCTCCCTGGATGCCCACCGCACCTCGCGTTCCGCACCTTCGCCACGTAGCTCTAGCCGGCCCCCGCGCACCCACGCACGCAACGTGTCCCGCGCGTGGAAGATCTGCCCGGACAGTTCTTGATCCTCGAGCGGCCGGGGGCGCGTCCGTTCCGTTCCGGGCGCTAGCCGCAGGCGCTGCTTCTCCACCGTCCGCACCGCGACACCGGGCGGCACCTTCCGTGCCATCTGCTGAATCAGTGGCTCTACGCGGTGCCACATCCCGTCGGACAGGATGGATACCATCTCTTCGGTCCACGGCCGCCTACGACCCATTGAGCCCCACCCGCAGCTCACGCAGTTTCTCGATCGCCCGGTCGATGCCGCTAAGGATCTCTGACCGGTCGCCGCTGTAGTACTCGGCGAGCGTGGCCGCCGGCGGTAGATGCTGAACCAGCGTCACCGTACGTTCCAGCGTTATTCGGGGTGTGTTTTTCTTACCGGGGGCTTTCGCGTATGCCTTACCACCGGCCTCGACACGCTTCACGTACGCTTTCTCGCGTAGGTCTTGAACCAACGCCTGTTGCTGAATGCCGGACCTGCTGCTGTTGATCTGCCCTACGATGTCCGACACCTCTTCACCGGTAAGCCCGGCGGCAACGGTGAGTCTCGCCAGTTCGGCAAACCCCTCGTCGGTATTCACTTGGTACAGCCGACTTCTGGTGGACGTCGGAAGTGCTTCCCACTCTTGCAGCGTCAGTCCGGCGCCGATGGCCCGGCGTCGCTGTTCGAGCTTGCCCCGCTCCCGCTCTAGTCGCGCGAGCGGCACCAGTAGCTTGCGCGCCGCGTCCTTCGCTGACATGTCTTGTTCGACGAGGTGCAGCGCGTGCCGCAAGCGCTCATCCTCGTCCGTCGGCAGCCCGTGTTCGAGGTTCTCCGTGAACGTTAGTTCCAGGCGGGTGTTCGGGGACGCGTTGATCGCCAGGTAGACGTTCACTAGTTCACCGGCGCGGGTGTACGCCTCAAGGCGGTGAAGCCCCGAGATGATGACCAGCTTCCCGTTCTCCGCCTGGTACGCCAGAAGTGCGGGAAGCGCGACGCCCGCTTCGAGCGCCTCCTGGTACTTGACGACGGTGGGTTCGTTTAGCCCACTTAGCCGAGCTTGATTGTTCGCGGACGCCTCAGTGTCGAATGCCGAGATCGACACGTTTTCCAGGTACTCGAACTTCACCCCACGTTTTCTGAGCCGCTCCTCTAGCGCCTTGTCGGGGGCGGAGAGTGCTGCCGTTTTCGCCGTCGGCTTTACCATTGGCGGATGGCCCTTTCTGTGACCGTTGGTGCGTTTATTGGTCCGTGTATGCGTCCAGAATCAGCGACGTTTCCGGTGCGACGACTACGCGAAGACCACGCGCGATGCGCATCTCCACGGCCGGCACGTCGCCGGGAATGACGTCGTCCGGGTGGTCTGTGTCTGCCGCGAGTAGGACGTCGACCGGCTCGATGTCCCGCGACAGCACCCGCGCACGACACCCTTTCGCCCAGGTCCAGCGGGCGGTCGCACGCGCGACATCCTCACGTGGCTTGCCGTGGAGGATCTCGGGCGCGAGCAGTAGCTGCTGCTGCCCGTCGTCACGGGTGGTTTCACCGTTCCGTCGGATGATCGGGAACGGCACGTGCCTGTTCTCGCGGGGGCTCTGGATCAGTTCCCGTGTCGGCAGCGCCGTCCGTGGCCGGTTGCGCTCATCGATCGGCGCGCGGCGTACAGCCGACGTCGTGCCGAACATCAGCCAGAGGCCGACGTCGGCACGGCAGTTCCGCGCGCACCGCTCGCACAGCTCAAGCCGCACGTGTGTGCCGTCCAGCCCCACCTCGACCGGCGTCGTGAACGTGGTAGGCCGCTCACATCGGCCGCATTGCGACTTCCCCATCTGGCCTGCTCCCTGTCCGGTTAATGCCGTGCGGTGCCAGTTTCGCGGTACGAGGGTGTAACCACAAAACGTCACTGAACAGATTAACCCCGTGACGGGTGTCCGCGTACGCGTCCGCGTACGGGCACGATCCCCTACGGATCATCGAACCGCAAGCCCTGGGGGACGTCGGCGTGTCGAGCTGTCGCAGCCGGGCGCACCCCACCTGTCCAGGACGCGGCCCGTCAGCGCATCCATACAGGTGGCGCTGTACGTACCGGGTGGACTGATTACCGAGGTAGTCGTAACATCAGGTACGTACAGGTAGACGTCGATCCATCCGGGATCGTAGCCCGTACGTAAGGGGCTCAGATGATCAAGCAGAACGCGACACCTGACGCGGGGGCAGCGATGTTGCAACACGTGTTGATCTGGGTGTGCAGCTTCGTCGCGGGGGGCGCGACTTACCGAGGCTTCGTCACTTGGCGGCGTCGTCGAGTCACGCGAAACACCGCCAGGGCAAGGGGAATCCGCATCCCGTTCCGCTGGCGCGTGCAGGACGCGCTCACAGGGCTTCCGGGTGCGGTGCGTGATCGGTGGCGCTGCCTGCGGGGGCGACACGTCCTCAAGATGGATAGCTACGGCGACTGTGCGCGGTGCGGCCGGGGCGCGCAGTCATGACGGGTGTGACCTACGACCTGTACGCGCGGCTATCGCGTGCACCAGACGGACAGATCGAGACCGTCGAACGTCAGCTACGTGACATGCGCGCAGAGCTAGCTCGTACTGGTGACCACGTCGGACAGGTGTTCGTCGACAACGACCTGTCCGCGTGGGATCCCCGCGTCAAGCGTGAGGGCTTCGAACGACTCTTCGACCGGATCAAAGCGGGGCTTACCCGGCACGTCATGGTGTGGCACACCGACCGCTACTACCGGCAAATGATGGACCTCGAACGCTTGGTCGCCGCGGCCGACGGTGGACTGGTCATCCGGCAGTTGCACGGGCAGTACGACATCGCCAACTCCGATCATCGCGCAATGCTGCGCATCCTGTGTGCGATGGCTCAGAAAGCGTCGGACGACACGTCGCGACGCGTGCACGCCAAGCTGCTCGACAACGCGCTGCGGGGGCTCCTGCACGGCAAGCGGTCGTTCGGGTACATCGACAGCCACGGCACCGCCATACACCCCGACGAAGCCGCGATCGTCCGCGAGGTCGCGAAGCGCCGCATTGCCGGGGAGAACTGGACGGACATTTCCCGCGACCTGTCCGCGCGCGGTGTCCGCACCGCGCCGCATCGAACCAAGCGAGCCGATGGAACGTGGCACGTGACCGGCGGTGTCCCGTTCACCCGGACGTCGCTGCGGACGATGATGTGCAATCCACGACTCGCGGGTGTCGTGATGTTCAACGGGAAGCCCGTCGGGACAGTCGCTGAGCCCATCCTCGACGCTGACACCTGGGCCGACCTGAGCGCGATCAACGACGGCAGTCGGCGCGGCGCGCGTCCCGAATCTCGGTACCTGCTGACGGGCAAGGTGTGGTGTCGCCAGTGCGGTGGCCAGAAGCGCGGGGCGATCATCCGGGAGGCCAGGGCAGCGATGCCGGACGGGAGCCCGCGTCGTGTCTACCGGTGCGTCCCGACGGAGGATGTCCGGTGCGCCCGCAGCATCACGGCTGAGTACGTGGAAGCGATCGTTGCGGAGTACGTGCGCCAGGCACTGAACAGCACCACGTACCGCGACCAGATCGGGGACGCGTTGGCCGTCCACAACGAGCAGACGGCGGCGCTCGCTGACGAGGTGGGTCGTCTACAGGATGCGCTCGGGGCGCTGGTTGAGAACTACGCCAGCGGGCTACTGGACCGCACCCGCTATGACGCAGCCCGCACCCGCATCGAGCGCAAGCTACGGGCTCGTCAGAGCGAGTTGTCCCAGCGACGGGATCCCGCTGTTGTCGGTGCAGCCCGCGCGCTACAGGTGCAGCAAGCGTGGGATGACGCCGACGCGAAGGCGCGGCGCACGCTGGTCGAGGCGATCGTCGACCGGGTGTGGATCGAGCCCCGGACGCGCGGGAACCAGGGGCGTCGACAGCACGGTACGGGCATCGGTGCACAGTTCGACGCAAGTCGGGTGCGCGTGGAACTGGTGACACCGGAGGAGGATGTCGCATGACGTCCGTGACAGGTCCGACGTGGTGCGAGACGGACCCACCCGAGGACTGCCTCTGCGGGTGGGTGAGCCGCAGCGATACCAGCGGCTGGGAGCTGCGCCGGACGCACCCGGAATGCCCGGTGCACCATCGGCTCGTGCGCACCCACCCGTCGAGCGGCGAGCCGAGAATCCACCCGTGAACGTGACGCTATCGCTGCCCGGGCGGTCGCCCATCCTGGTAGACATGCCGGAGATTCCCCACGTGGGCGACGGGATTGCGCTCCCGGGAGCCCCAGGGCTGCGGGTGAAGGGGCGGCTATGGATACAGGACCAGAACGGCGAGTGGACGGTTCGGCTCACGCTGGCCAACCGCACGTCCTAGCGGTTGTCGGAACGGTGCTGCTGGCTGCGTTGGGCGGTGCGTTGGTTGCTGTCGTGGCGGTAGTCGTCGGTGTCGCGTCGTTTGGACCCGACGGCTACGTGCGGCATGCATCCGTGTCGGACCTGAAACGAAAGCTGGCGGCGGTGCCGGTTCCGGCCGGTGCGGTACTTGTGGGTGAAGAGACGGTACCCGGACACACCGACGTCCCGACGTCAATCGTTCGCACGTACCGCGCGGTGGACGGTAGTACGGCGTGTGCGCAACTGGTTCAGACTGCGCGCGCCGCC